CGAGGCAACAAATTGAGACCTGTGACTATCTGCAGGATGTTGTTGAATCCGAAGATCCCCAACACAATGATAAAGACTGTCCACGACACCCTTGGATTTGCCTTTATCAACTTCAACCCTGTGGACATAAACACATCCTCGGGAGTGGTAGCGTTGAGCTTGGCTATCTCAACTCTATTGCCTTCGATCTGTACGGACATTTTGTTCAACTCTTTCATAGCCATTTCAAACGCTCCCTGCGTCTCATTCTTGTGTGGATGCCAAGTACAAAAACAAAACTCTATCTCACCAGTCGGCGGGTAACGCATCACCGAGAGCGCACCCCATTGAGGCTTGTCGTTCTTTGGCACGTATTGCTTCTGAACGGTGTAGGTAAGTCGGTATTCATCAAGCCCTCGAGCCATGGCTATGTCTGATTGGAGGCTGTCTCCTTCAGCTGACAGCTTGAGCCATCCGATCTGCCGTAACTCTTGAACTGAGTAACCCGACCATTCACAGAACTCGTCGTTGGCCCAATGAATAGTACCATCGGTTCCAGAAACGATTATCGGAACATGGCAATTGCTGAAGAACGTCTTAATCGCTTCGCAATCAATCGTGGATATCCACGTAGCATCGTGCATTGACCTTGCCCCTAACAGTTACTGGAAATAATTTGCATTGGCCTTCGCGAGCCAAACGTTGAGGCAGGTCCGCGTCTGCCTCAACGCAGAAGACTCATACGATTACTCGTACTGAGCGCAAGCAATCCAGTCGATATTGACAGTCAAAGCCGCGTTACCCGCAATGTCTTTGATGCCAATGATCGGAGCAAGGAACACATCGTCAGGGAACGTTGCAGCATCCACTTCCGATGAAGTCAAACGAGCTGGGGCCGCACTGGTTCCGGCAAGACGCCCGTTGACGTACCACTCCAACGTCTTTGGACTAGCCTTGTATCGCATTCCAAGCTTAACGTAGGTCGAAGCTACTGCGGTATGCAGAGCGTTCAACTTCGTCTTGGTAGCACCGTCTTGGTACGTCTGACCATCGGCCTTGTAGCAACCGTCGATAGCTGCGCCTTCAGCCACCAAGTGGTTGAACCCACAAAAGTTTCTGTCGGCCAGAGCACCAGTGGTATCCACAAACAGACCATCAGTCACGATCATGTTGGCCTCTCCAAGACCAATACCGTACGACCACTTGGCTGCGGTGATTGCGGAAACGGACAATCGGCATTCGAAAGCCAAGTCGTTGTTTGCGAGATAGAAAGGCGCACTGGCTAAACCACCCCACTTAAGAACACCTTCATCGTTCGCTGCGTTACCATCGATCGCCAACGCCAATACGCCCTTCTCAGTCGCTGTGTCAGCTGCTAAAGCAGCCGTACAACCAGTCCCAAGCAAGTTCATCCATGGACCGACAAGCGACGTGGAGTTAAACGTATGGAAGTCGTCGAAAAATCCAAATGCGGCATTCCCACTTGGAGTTTGGTACGAGCTGCCCGAAGGATTCATGAACTGTGGAGGACCAAACCCTTTCCACAACTTAGGCGAGAACAAACGGGTAGCGATTTCATCAAAATGCGTGTGCATTATGCACTCCTTAAAGTAAAAGTGGGATGTCTCAGCTTTGGGTGAGCGTTTTCCCAGTACAAAAATTGGCGAGCGAATTTAATGTCTGCTCGCCAAAGACATCAACAAATCACTGACGCGGCGTCAGTGATCTTAGTTGGTTTCAGTTACAGTCTGAGTGCAGTAGCCACGGAAGTTACCGCGACGATTGAAGCAAACAACCTGAACCGAGTCATCCATGCAGCGAACGCGAACGTTGCTCATTTCAGCATGTTGGAACGCCTTTCGCTTTCGCATCTGACGTCCAGCAGCGTAGTACGCCTTAAACGTCGCCCAGTTGATACCAAGGATGATACCGTCCGTTCGAGCATTGATGCTGTCCGTGTTCGTCCATGCTGGCACCCAAGTCAAAGGAACCCCACGGATGTAGACAGTGCCGCTTCGAGCAGCCATGTCATCACCAATATTGTCGTTTCCGAGCTGCAACAAGCGGCGACCGGCCGACAGAACGCTGTGAGTCGTAAGCAACTCCCAATCGCTTCGCTTCTGATCAACGATGTCTGGCCGTTGAACTGGAGGAACGAACGAGCACTTGTCCATCGACACAATGGTCTTCTCGACGAAATCGCTTCGAGAGATCGCGGTGTAAGGGAACGTTCGGTTGCGCCATTGTGGGTAATCGGTGCAGGAGATGCCACCGACGCCGTTAGCAGACCAACCAATTGGCTCCATGCCATTGAAACCTTCGAGAGCGTTGTTATCGGTAACGCTATCGCTGGTCGCAGTGATCCACCACAGCAACGAAGCTGGAGAGAACGGAGTTTGGGTTGGACCAGTAGGACCAGGGCCAAACATCAGATCTTCCATGCCGGTGTAGAACGAAGTCATCAAGTCTTGCTCGAGACCTTCGATGTAATCGTAAATCTTACGGCCACCAGTTTGGAAGATTTCTTCGTCGATGTCGTAGTGGTAGTTGTTCGTGGTCAACGCCCACTTCAACGAACCTTCGCTGAGTGTGTTCACTCGGCTAGACGAATCTCGGTGATAGAGACCGACAGTCTGGAAGTTATCGTTGGTCGCAGTCTTGATCTTCCATTTGCACTGCGATGTACTCATCGTGTCCTTCTTCAGATTGCCTGAGAAGAGCCGCGATGCATACTTGTACTCTTGCAACGTCAAGGACAAGTCCTGAGCTGCAAGCATGTCCTCACCAGCAAACTTTTGCTGAATGCTGTTTACGAAATCATCAATCTGCTCAATGCCTAAAGCCATTTTCTATTTCCTTATTGAGACCGCTCGAGCTCGCGATAGAGACGATCAAATTCATCACGAGGATCCTCATGTAGAGGTGAAGCCTTTGTTGCACTTCCTCCTTGACGAAGTTGGTTCTGCCGCGAAACCTTTTGCGTTTGTTGTTTTAAACGTTTCTTTGCGAGTTCTTCAGCGAATAACATATTGGCGACCCGTTCAACCAATTTGTCGTTAAATTCCACTGGACGACCTAATTGCTCCAAACCGATCATCTGAGCCTTAACGGCAACATGCAAATCAGTTCGGCGCTGAAGCTCCTTTTCAGTCTCTTTGCCGGTCTTGCCAAACAAATCCGCGTGACCAAGCGTATCGATAAAGCTATCGAATTGCTGCTCCTCGGATTTAGCATTGACGTTGGTTAGATGCGACTCTAACCGTTCCATGCGAGCTTCGTAATGGTCACGCATTCGAGCGAACTCATTGACGATCTCATCATCGTAAAGATCCTTACTTAGGGAAACTTCGTACCGACCATCCTTTTTGGATTCAGTCGATACCTTTTCGTCGTTCTTAGCATCCCCATCTTTGACAAACTGGCCTTTCTCATTGCGAGTCTTGCCATCGTCACCTTCAGCCATTGCCTTACGGCCAGCATCAAGCGCCTTCTTGTCAAACAACCGGAACACTTTGTCTAACTCCTCGCGGCTGGTGAAATCCGACAAGTCATCCTTGTCGATACCATACGCGGCTGCCTCGGCTACAACGTCATCATCAAACCAATCGCTGGTCTCTGAATCTTCGCCGGATTCCTCACCTTGGTCTTCAACCTTGGCGGTCTTTGTGCTGGACTTTTCCTCAGCACTTGTACTTTCTACTGACGCGACGTCATTGACGATCTCAGCATCAGACTTGCGCTCGCCTTGTCGCTCTTGCTGAACTTCCTCAACAACGCTATTAGCATAGGCTGCGATATCTTCTTTTGTGCTTTCCGAAGTTATTGCCATCTCTACTTCTTGCATGATTTCTTCCTTTGGTGATACAGTCTGACGCCACAGCCAATACTGCATGCTTTCTGATTTTTCTTTTGGACATATGGTGATTCACAAACCACGCATCGCACGACTCGCTTTCCACCCTGCTTTAAAAACACCTCAAGTGACAAATACGGATGATGTGCGTGATGACAAAGAGGACATAACGCCACGCCATTATCCACGTCATACCGTAATTCTGGATGTTTACTCCACGATTTCACATGGTGTGCTTGAAGCGGTTCAACTGCCTTACACCGAACGCACGCCTTATCTCTCAACAAAACAGCTTTAACCCAAGCTACATACTCAGGTGTAGTCGTTGATCGGAATGATAATGCTAATTCGTCCGGATGCTTTCGACTTGCTTTCGCACTACAAGCAACTGAGCAGTATTTTCGCTTCACTTGCATAGTTGTCGTTTTCACGAGAAACACTTTTCCGCAACACTGGCAAACCAGTGATGTCTTTGGTTTAGCTTCGCGACGGCCCATGCCTTGGCTGCTACATTTCCTGCTACAAAACTTTCGATTACTCTTGCCGCGTATAACACTGAATATGCTGCCGCAAGCTGCGCATTCCTTGGAAACATTTCCATCAGCACTGTGGCATTTCTTGCTACAAAACACGCCGAAACCTTTTTCTGATGCACTAGAAGCAACAAAAAACGTAACACCACAGTGCTTGCATGACTTTTCAACAGGTGGTTTTCGCTTTGCCCTAACCATCAGTCTGAGTAACCTCCGTCCTGATCGTTCAATCCACGAACGCCAAGCCATTCTTTGCGAGCCCTTCGGCTTGTGAATTGAATCTGGCCACTATCCAGTACAGACATTCCTTGAATGTTGTGACGACGTGCAATATCACGAGCCTCCTTGACTTGAGCCTTCATAACACCGCAACCCTCGGATACCAACGGATCGTGCTCTGTGTACGTGTTCGAAGTCATTGGTGGCCCATCGAGCCAGTCCGACTTGCGTGGCATGATCGCATCGAGCTCGTCTTGCGTAACAACCTTGCCTTTGTACTTACGAACAACACCACCCATTACCCATTACCCCTTTGCATCATGGAAGATTGCTGACCGTTCAATTGCGGCTTGCCACTCATCAACGTCTGAATGAGCGCGGCATTGCGTGCCTCTGGCGTACCTCCACTCGGAACGTTCTTGCGAATCGTCTCTCGAGTGGTGTGTGCCGGCGACTGTACCGTGTTCTGATCTCCACCCAGCTCCATTGCAGGGTTAGCGAACGTGATGAACCGCTTGAACTCAGGTCGATTCTTCAGTCTGGCAATTTCGTCGACGATGGCCTCGGCGTTGATCGAGGCTCCCGACGTTTGGAACATTGGCCATAGCGGGGCGATCTCACGCAACACTTGGAAAAGCTCTTGAAGCTTCTGCTCTGGTGTTTTAAATACCATCGAATACGGCTCAACTCGGAACTCGTAATCTTCGAAGTCGCCTTGCCGATAATCTGGCGTCCAGTCCGACCGCACCGATAAACCTGTGTCGCCCAATGGAATCGATGTCTTAAGTTCAAGATTTGCATCCTCCCACATCAAACGTCCAAGATCCAAAATGCACTCTGACGCGAACGACACAACCGACATTCGCATATCGGCAACGTTCTTAGACACATTTCCTTGGATCAGCTCTTCTTGGCCCAACGTCGATGCCTGTTGACCAAGACCGCCCATCGCCTGAAGGTTGCCAGCAAATCTGTCGTACTCGGCCTGCAGGAACGTGGCGAGGGCCATGTCGCGCTGATCGACACCACCCATCTCGAATTGCTTGATCTGCTCTGGGCTTGTTCCTCGCTGCCAACTGTTTCGTTCTGCGGTTCGCAGTCTCTGAGCATCCTCGGCCATGTTTGGAGGATAGACATTAACAACGCGGTGAGCATCGGAATCCTCTTCCATGCGGCGATGCAATCGGTTCTGCAGGTCGTGCATTCCCTTTAGGTTGATTGCCGGCGAAGTCGGAATAACGTTGTCTGGAGTGTCGCCAAGTGAAAGGAACTTGTACGGCCCAGCTTGGGAACCAATCCACTCTCGCTCAATCAATGGTGGAAGATCCATATCGCATGCCATGGTGACGATCGAGTTGTTCTCAGCGATCCAGACATCCATGAGCCAAATCATGTCCTTGAGATCATCATCCTCGGCACTACCATGCTCTGAAGCGATGTCACGAGCTGCACCAACTGAGTCATGATGCTGACGATTCGTAGGACGTAGCTTGCTAGTAACCTTCTTGTCATAACCAGGCTCGTCCATCACCTTTTCATAGTCGACGCGATAGCGGTGGCCGCAATAACGCATCTTAGATAGCTCTTTGGCCGGCATGTCGAGAATCAAGTCGTCGAGCGACACTCGGTTGAACCAAGGTTGACCTGGATCCAACCAAACATCCTCCTCGGACTCAAGCAGCCCATGAAAGCGAGTATCAGTGTCTCGCATCATGACGACGCCACAACCGATACAGAAGAACGCATCAAGGACTATACTTCGGAACGTCTGATCAAGCGCCATATCGCTTATGAGCTTGTTCAGGTTCACTTCAAATCGACGAGCGAAAGGAAGTGCATCCATTCTTGGAGTAGATACCAAGACTTGTGGATTGTTTGCCGCGAGAGAGATCGTGTAGATGCGGGCGGTCTGATTTATCAGATTGACGAGAGTCTTGTTCTCTGCGCCGGACTCGTTGTACCAAGAGCCAACATAGTCTTTGATTAACTTTTCTCTGACACGACGAAATGGCTCCAAGGCATCCCTGGACGCCTTGATTGCTTTTATAAGCCTGCCTCGTTTTTCGTCGTTTGCTAGATCAATCATTCACAGTCGCAATAGTAGCGGAACATTCCGAACAATCACGACTGGGTTTTAGCTCCAGCCAATCAAGTCACTGACACGGCGTCAGTTATACCTTCTTACCACCTTCGGCTGTTTTCTTAACAGCATCGCGGTTCAATTCGCGATTCAACTCAGCACCGTCAAGCACTGATTTTGTGTGGGCCAGATTTAAAGCCGCTTGCGAATAATGCAAAGACTTCTGCGAATCCTGTTGGGCCTTGGCTTGATCCGCACACTTGATAATAGCTGATTCGATCTTCTCTTCTAGCTCTGCATTCACTTTGCAATCTCCATATTGTTCAGGTTTTATCCTTGAATTCAATGTGCCAATTACTCCCGCATGACATCCCGTATGCCATAGCTTGGACTCCCTGAATTGACACTTCGGCGCTCTTGTTGCTCACGCCACAAAAAGCTACCGTACTCGGCATTCTGACCAGTTTCATCACTACTGTCAACTTTATCACCTGCATTTTCGTTATTGAACACCAGCCAGGCACCTGCAGCTGCAATCGCTCTATCGCCGTGGTTCTTCTCTGTAGCACCTTTGTTTTTCGTTGGCGCGTGTACGATTTTACCGCCATCCCACTCGTATTCTCCACATTCAACGATCATTTCTTCCGATCGAGGAGTGTACTGGCCTTCCTCCATCGCGAGGGCGAACAGCTCAAACATATCTGCCTTGTCGGCGTCTCGGCAAGGGAATCCAGGCTTTCTGCTTTTCTTCTGCGATCCGAGCTGCAGGACATCACGGAAGTACACATTGCCGTAGTAAAGCACCTCCATGACCTCTTTAGCGAACCCTCCGGAAACTCCGGAATCTTCCCAACCAAGGAGTGCGTTTCGAAGCCACTTGCTCAAACCAACAGCACGTCTAGCAAACGGTCTTGGCTCTAACCCTTTAATAACGTACTCAAGGACTTGCTCACCAGTTCGGTTATCGATGCCTGACGCAACCGAGTTTGATGCCAACTCACCAACACCTCCTGACGCGATATCACAAGCAACAGTGAACGGTCCAAGTGGAGGTCGATGATCAATACTCGGCTTGAACCATAACGTCAAAGGACCATCGTCGCGAGGTAAGAGACCTTTCAGCTCCAATGTCTCTTCATCGAACACTGGCACGCCACGCCAAACAGGTCTCTTGCAATGGATCAGCTTCACGCGATCAAGCAGCTCGGTTGAGAACGCTTTGCCGGCTGAACCCTTCGCATCCATGTCCAACTCACGAGCAACGTACCTTGGAGTCGCCCCAGGAATGAGACAGTGTGAGTCGTACCAGGGAGCCCGAACCTTGCCTTCGATCTTATGGCCACGTCGCTCGATCGTCCGCAGCTCGCGTTGGTGCGATGCAATGTAGGCGTCGACTTCCGATTGCTCTTCCGGCCTGACAGCTGTGACAACACCATCCTTCTTAACGTAAGCGAGCTTTGAGTGCTCTGGGTTGTCTTTCCAATCGAG